AGAAAATTGTAAGGCTCCAGTTGCATGACGGCTGACAGTCTCAGGTCGGATGCCCATTCGCTCGGCTACTTCTTTTTTAATCATGCCTGATTTTCGAATCATTAGTTCTAAATTATTTGGCATTTTAATTTGTCCACTGTTAAATTCTGGTCGGCTTAATTTTAAGTTCATAATTCATCCTTCATCGTATGGCAACATCTCTCCAATGCTGCGCTTAAATTAATACAGTGGCGAAGCCATTGGTGGGTTATCCCAGGTTTTTAAATTAGATAAGCCTACAGTATGAGTTTTATTTCTATTAGCTAACTTATCGAATCGAAATGTTTTTCTGTTAGGATCATTTAACCCACAAGACCTAGTGGTTTGTTTGAGAATGATGCCTATATGCTGTATAATTTGTTTCATAACTTGCCCCATTTATCATTAATAGTGATCTTATATTATGAAAGTATGACTTTAAAAGACATTCAATGTCAATTTAATAATATACTTTACTTTTGAAGTCATTCAAGATACCAAATAAGTCATGACATTAAATGAATTTAGATTAAACAAAAAATTAACTTACATAGCGCTCTCCAAGTTACTTGGTTTTGACCAGGCTACAATGAGCAGGAGATGGTGCTTGCCTAGAGCGCATCCACAATCTCAGACGCCATCAGCTAGAAACATGGAAAAGATTATTGAGGCAACCCAATCAGCTGTGACGCCCAATGATTTCTATTTCAAGCGTGACTGAGGCTGAATTGCAAAAGTTAGTAATCAAATGGTTTGATTCGGCATTGCCTGATGGAGCTGTTTATCATCACTCGCCTAATGAAGGTAAGAGGCATATATCATATAATGTAAAATTAAAAACCCTTGGTATGAAGACTGGGTTCCCTGATTTATGTTTGTTTGTACCTACCAGGTATTTTTGGTCAGGTGTTCCATGCTCTATATTCATTGAGTTAAAAAAACCTGGAGGCGGCAGGACATCACCAGCTCAGAAAGAAGCGCAAGAAGAACTCCTGGCAACTGGTGCAGCCGTAGCAACATTAAATTCATTAGCTAAAGTTAAAGCATTTCTCAGCAATTTTATTGAACTAAAAGACAACGCTAATTCTAGATTAATTGAGCAGCACACAGCTGCATTGGGGGGCTAATGAATTGTTTTAAATGTAAACGTCCAACCCAGGTTAAAGACAGCCGTAAAGCTGATAACAATATGGTCAGACGTAGAAGGTATTGCAGTAAATGTAAGCAGGGATTCTTTACCCTGGAGTTAATGCAAAATGAATTTAACAGACTATCAGCTGCCCCAGTTACAGAAAAAATAGAGGTTTCTGAACCAAAAGAGCCAATTAAAAACAGACCATTACCAAGAAGGAATAATGATTGGGAAGATCTGCATAGCGATGATCATCTATTAAGCTTAAAGGATTTAGGCTTATGAGGCAGCAGAATGATTTTTATCCTACACCACCAGCTGCGACTAAATCGTTATTAGAGATTGAATCCTTTGATAGAAACGTCTGGGAGCCAGCTTGCGGTGATGGGGCTATATCAAAAGTCCTGGAGAAATGGGGCATATTTACAACTGACTGTGACTTACATGATTATGGGTTTGGCACTACTGGTGTTGATTTTCTATTAGAGCAAAAGAAATTAGCGGATTGTATTGTAACTAATCCACCATATCGCCATGCAACAGAATTTATTCGTCATGCAATAGAGCTAGGCGTTAAGAAACACGCCTGGTTATTACGTCTATCATTCTTGGAAGGCATGGCTAGGCATGAGCGTTTGTATAAATTATTTCCACCAGCAAGGGTGTGGGTGTTTAGCAAACGCCTGACAATTTGGCGTGGTGACGAAGAAAAAAATGGATCTGGCACAACAGCGTATGCCTGGTTTGTTTGGGAGCGAGGGAAGTATAATGAAACAACTATAGGATGGATATAATGACAATATCGTTAGAGCATTGCTTTGATTGTAAATGCAAACTTAAAACAAGCGCCAGGGCTAGGGTTAAACCATGTCTGTGTCCAGGGTGTAAAGGCAAATACCAAGGCACTAACAATGATAATTCACTAAAGATGAAGCATATTAATACGACACCAGTTTCACCGCCAACAGCTGAAGAGTTGATAGAGATTAAAGAAGCCTGGAAAGCACAGAATTTAAAGGTGGATGAAATGGATAGGGTGATTAGATAATGATTAAAGATATTACACCAGCAGAGATACTTTCCGAGGCTGATTTGATCCTCTCACAGCGAGGGCAGGAGCTTGGAGATTATGAAGAGTTGTACATCAATTTTGCAGTGCGAATCAATTTAATGTTAAAGGATCAATTAAAAAAACCTATTGAACCATGGCAAACCACAAAAATAATTGCAGAGATGAAGTTAGCCAGGATGGATGTCGGTGGGTACAAGAGGGATCATGTTATCGACTGTGGGAATTATTTATTTTTGACTGGAGCGTTGCATGAAAATGGGTCTTGACAACAAAAAGCCGCTCGATAAAATACAGCTAGCTGTACAACAAGAGTTACAAATAGCTTTAGATAACGCTATTAAAACTATACAGTCAAAAATAAAACTTAATATTAATAAAGAAGATACAGCTAGCTATACAACTAGCTGTACAGCTAGCTTAAGAGCGAAGCCTAGAAATATTAAAGATCTTGTTAGTCGAACAAGTAAGAATTTTAATATTAATTATAGGAAATCCATTGATAGTAGAAAACAAGATGAAGAGAAGCATCGTCTTGATAGAGTGATGAGAACTATAAAGCCCTGGTATTCAGAAGATGGTTACATGGATATTATCAGAGGCTTACAACAAGCCAGTCATTTTGAGAAATTAGATTTTATTCGTAACATGGAGAAGGCTATTGTTGAGCGTAGAAAAGCTACATGATCTCTTCTTAGAAGCAGCTGAGACAGATAGACGATTACCTCCTGCTGTTCGTAAAGCTAAGCTTGCATCATGGGTAGAGTATCCTATGGATTGGCATGGTTATGGATGGACACAAGCAGGCGTTACACATCTAAAGCCCACCTCACAGCAAATTGACAACTTTGATAGAGCTTTAACTCTTACGTTTAAGATGCCTGAGATGGACAGAAAGATTGTCTGGGCTGTAGCTCATTCAGCAGCGTTTAGAGATAGAGGAGCCAAGTGGACACACATTGCCAGGTTGCTTTCATTAAATGATCCTCGTATTGTTAAGAGAAGATACCAAGATGCATTAATTGAATTATTTTATAAGCAGTAGGAGTTGAGCATGAAGTATAAGATAGAAATTGAAATAGATGTAGATCCCAAAGCTGTTGAGCTAGAGTTCTGGGAAAGTAGTTTAGTTATAGATAATGAACAAAACCCATTAAAAGCAGAGTACAAAAGTTACATAGATTGTGAAGAAGAGTTTGTTAGGTTTTTAAAAGAAACATACATAAACGATCCTCAAAGTTATTTAGATACACCTACACATACTGTGACTAATAGTAAGATAACAAAACTTTAAAATGACGAATGTCCTCAAATTTGGTAGTCTTATTGTATGATTGGACTAGATATAGTGTTTTCGTATTATAACTCCCCTCCAAGTTAAACGTATTGCAAGCTAGGTTCTCAACTCCCTGGCTTGCAAGCGATTTAGAGAGAACATGGCAAAATTAGTTACAAAGAAAATGATGCAAGGAATTGCTGACAGATTAGCTATGGGTGAAAGCTTGCTTACTATTTGTAAGGATACAGCTTTGCCTGACTACCGAACCATCAGTAGAGCTGTGAGCAATGATGACGCTTTGTATGATATTTATCGCAAGGGTAGAGTATTGCAAGCTGAGTATTATGCAGATCAGATAAATGATTTAGCTACTGCTCCATTGCCAACTGGTGAAGGTGTTGACAATAGATTGCTTAACGCTGAAGTGCAGCGAAGACGATTAGAGATTGATACGCTCAAGTGGACGTTTGCTAGAATACAGCCATATGGTTTGAGAGATAAGAAGGAAGATGCGACCAATGTTAATAACGGTAGCATTACACTTAGTTGGAACCAGGGCGAAGTCACAGTAGATGGATAACTAATGCCAAAGCT